TGAAGTTCCGCTGGTACCACTTGTTCCTGTTGTACCAGATGTACCACTCGTACCAGATGTTCCCGATGTACCATCTGTTCCTGAAGAACCTGATGTCCCCGATGTACCACTTGTTCCTGATGTTCCATCCACTCCTGAAGAACCCGAAGTACCATCAACTCCTGATGAGCCAGACGTTCCTGATGTTCCATCAATTCCTGATGAGCCAGACGTTCCTGATGTTCCATCAATTCCTGATGAACCAGACGTTCCCGATGTACCATCAATACCAGAAGAGCCGTTAGTACCCGATGTTCCATCAACACCAGAAGAGCCGTTAGTACCAGAAGTACCATCAGTTCCTGATGAGCCAGACGTTCCTGATGTTCCATCAATTCCTGATGAACCAGACGTTCCTGATGTTCCATCAATTCCTGATGAGCCACTCGTTCCCGATGTACCATCAACACCAGAAGAGCCGTTAGTACCCGATGTTCCATCAACACCAGAAGAGCCGTTAGTACCCGAAGTACCATCAACTCCTGATGAGCCAGACGTTCCTGATGAGCCAGACGTTCCTGATGTACCATCAATACCAGAAGAACCGTTAGTACCAGAAGTACCATCAATTCCTGATGAACCAGATGTTCCACTTGTTCCAGACGAACCACTAGTACCCCCGGTGATACTGTCTGTCAAAGCAGAAAAATATATCTGTTGAGAATCCCCGGTTAAAGTTGGACTACCTTGCTCGTAGTTCGTTACAATATAGAGCACATCGCTGGGGGCGGCTGATAATGCTATACTTAAATCGGTTATTCTTACATTTGCCATAGCTAATAAATATTTTTAATCTTTACTTTTTTCATTTTATTTTTAACACGGTTCACATAAATATCCAATTACAAAACCATCTGTCCCAATTTGCCACATTCCTCCTGAGGTGTCAATTGTATTAGAATACCAAAGATTGTTTCCGTTGAAGGTTGAAGTCAATGCTGCATCCGAGAAGAACCTCAATACATTAGTCCATTGAGAAGTTGGTGAATAGATTGTTTGGGTAAGAGTATATGTTGTACAAGTACAACTACTATCTCCAGAAGAGACTAAGTATGCCGTTGAATCCTCTTGAAGGATTAATGGATTACCATCTTGAGTAATGAGGACATTACCAAGTTGGTCAATAATTAATATTTCAAAAACACTTGGTGATGGAGAAGGTGATGGTGTAGGTGTTTGCGTCGGCGTTTCCGTTGTTGTCGGTGTATTTGTTGGAGTTTGGGTTGGAGTTTCTGTGTTTGTTGGCGTTGGTGTTTCAGTTGGTGTCTCTGATGGAGTATAAGTTGGAGTGTTAGTTGGTGTACTTGTAAACGTTGGTGTAGGTGTTGGTGTTTCGGATGAAGTTGGTGTGAAAGAAGGTGTTGGTGTATTTGTAGGAGTTTCTGAAGGAGTGGCAGTGTTTGTTGGCGTTTGTGAAGGTGTTGTAGGAGGTGGTGTTGTAGTTGGAGTTGGTGTTGGTGTAGGAGTAACACAAGGACCGAGTTGAACTACAACTCCGTTCAACATTTGCGTTCGTGTTTGTGCAGAATAATAAAGTGTTGCTGCAGATAACGGGTCGGGATAGGTACTTACATAAACATCAAAAGGACCTAATGCATTTGTATTAGGTGTAATTCTAATTATATACGAATTACAAGTGTCCGCAGAGATTTGTTGTTGAATGAAATTATCACAACCGGGCGCAGTATTGACAACGAAAATTGATTGAAGGGACATCAGGTCTTTTTTTTATTTTATAAATACCCGAATGACTTAGTTTAGTGAAATAAAATTTGAAAAAAAATTAGGTTGGATGAGTTTCACAACCATCAATCGTGCAGACTGCCCCTTGGATTGAAATATTAACAATACAATCCACCAAACTGACGGTGATATTAAACGCACATCCGAATGTACAATCCAATATTTTGAAAATTTCACAACCCGCAGAATCCCTCAAAATAAGCATGATTTGAGGTGCAGTCTGAAAGATAGGAGGGATTACAGAATTGTAGGCTATTTCAGGAGGTACAGGACCAGCATTAATTGTTCCCAAAAGGGATTGATTGTTTCCATAAACATCTGCAATGAACACTGAAACGGGATATGAGGCACCCGAAATAAAATCTAATCTTACTTGTACCATTTTAACAACTTATATCGTATTCAATAGCAATTGAAATGTTTATGATTTGTCCACTCAGATATGGATTGGTTGGACTCTTCGTAATTGTAATTTGATTTGTGAGAGGATTGATGTTTACACTCTGTACTCCAGGAACGGCTATCAGTAAATTTTCAACAGCCGAATACCACAAGTTAGAAGCAGGAACATCAACAAGAGTTGAACCTGAATAGAAAACATCTTGTAAATAAAGACCGACAGGTGTAACTGAAACTGAAGCAATAAATGTTGCGGAGTTAAGAATACAATTTGGATTTCCGTTTGTTAAATCTTGGAACCCATCATTGAGCATTTCTAACATTCCCATTTCACTTTCCACAGTAACAACTAATTCCTCAGTTCCAACCTCAAAAGGCACATAACCTGAATTGACTGCAGAACATGATATTATGGTGCTTCTTTCCAAACTACATCCGTTGGCATCCGTGATTGTTAAATTATATGTTCCCCCTGTCAGATTGTTTGCGGTTATTGATTGGGGATTACCAGCAACATTATTCGACCAAGTATAAACAAAAGGTGGAGTTCCTGAAGATATTAGTGCAGTTATAGAACCCTCTGAACCATTACCACATCCAACAGCAAATAAACTGAACTCCATTTGAGGAGTTCCATTCACAAATACCGTTTGAGATTGTTGACACCCATTAGCATCGGTAACAGAAATCACATGAGAACCCTGTGAGATGTTTGAATATGTATAACTTGTCAAACTCGAATTCGGAACAACATTTACGTTATCCACCGCATAAGTAAAAGGTGCCGTTCCACCCGTCGTCATCTCCACATAAATTGAACCATTATTCAACCCACAAGTTGAACCTGTTGTTGAAGTAAAAATTTCAAAAAGATTTGAGGTAAAAATATTTACGACTTGAGAAAATACACACGAACTATCATCTTCAACTAAAACTGTATATGAGCCTTGATACAAATTATTGAAGGTATAATTCGGGAGACTGATTGTTGTAGAATCGTTCGAACTATCAGGATAAACCAATGTATAGGTAAATGGTGGAGTACCTTGTCCCACATTTATTGCGATGGAACCGTTGGTTGAGGAACAAGTAGAATTCGTGGCATTTATAGATATGGAGCCGATTGAATTAGGTGCCTGTAAATTACTTGCAGCATATAATTGACATAAACCTGCGTCTGTTACAACGAAACCATAATCACCTGAGGGTATGTTTGAGATTGTAAAATTTTGTGCGTAACTTATATCTACATTTCCTGTACTTGCAGAATAATAATACGGTGCAGTTCCTCCTGAGATAAAAATTTCTAATGCACCATTGGCCTCAAAACAAGTGGGTGTGTATGCACTGAAATATACAAGACCCAAAGTGGGTACATTGGTTACCTCAGTATTTTTCGTTGTAGAACAACCATTGGAATCTGTAACGGTACAAGAGTAAACCCCCGTTGTAAGACCAGTTATCGTGCTTCCCGTAGCATTATTACTCCAAAGATATGTGTAAGGTGGGGTTCCCGTTTGACCCGTTACATATATTTTACCGATTGCCTCACCTGTTGGTAAACATGCGGAGTTTGGTACAGTGTAAAAACCAAAATCTAGTGGTGAAGAATCTAAAACTATGAAATTAGATGTTCTAGCTGAACATCCTCCACTATCAACTGCAATAATATAATATGTACCACCACTTAAATCTCCTATTTGAAATTCTCCATTTTGTGTATCAATGAAATCAACAAGTGTATTTCCTGTATTATAAACATTGAATTGAACTGCGGAAGCCGCTGTTGTAGCAGATGGTGTAACAGAACCATTATTTAGCCCACAGGTAGTTGCACTTACTGAAAGAATTGAAGTACAAAATCCACTTGAAACATATGCGTTTACTAAAATTTGGTTGTTGGTAGGTTGTGCGCTGTCAGTGATGTTGATTTGATAAATTCCAGGGTAAAGACCAGTTCTTACTGACGGAGAAACGGCTTGTACTTCTAAGGATTCTTCTAAACTTGTTCCTAAAATCGTTTCAGTTGGTGGCAAGACTGGATTAATCCACTCTACCACATAAGGAGGCGTTCCTCCTGAAGGTAAAATACTAATTACACCTACGCCTTGTGAACTACAATCACCTGTTACATTTAATTCATAACCAATAAAAAACATTAATTACAATTGATATTAAAGTTTATTCCAACGTTCAATGTTAGTTGTTCTCCGTTGTATAGTGGTGATGAGGTCAAGTTTGTTATTGTAAGTTGGTTTCCACTTACCACAAAATTATACCCCTGAGTATAAAGTTCAGGAAGGTATTGATTTAAGGCATCTATCCACTGTTGATTGCTTGGGTAACCTGTTGAACCTAATCCTTGAAAAAACATCTCTTGAACCAAAATAGTTGAACCAATTCTTAAATCAACATACCACTCGGTCTGAAGGGTATCTATTACACAATTGTTCAAGTTCAATCCTCTTGATGCTAGGAATGTATTCAAAGCAGAAAGCATTACACCATTAAAATCCGACACAGTTGGATTTCCATTGAGCCAAGGATAAATATAAATCGACCAATATTGATTTGAACTTGTACCCCCTAAGATACCTGACGTAGTCTCGCAGTCAGGTTTCACAACTGGAACCAATTCACAACCCCTTTGTCTTCTGTAAACAAATTTTTGTCTATGTAAAATTGAATTTTCAAATTTATTACCACCGTTCCAAATTGTGGTGGCAGGAATCATTTGTTCTACCAACTTCATCCAATAAGGGCCTATTCCATTGAGGTAATCAATTAACTTTTGATAGGTATATTGATTGTTTACGGTACCGTCCAATTGAAATTGTTGAATATACTTCCACCATATTGATTGAAGAGTTGGATATCCTCCTGTTTTTCCGTCAGTAATGAATTGTCTGTTTCTTACATTAATCATATTCTCCCAAAAGGTCTGAGAGAATTCAAAAAATGTTTTTTTCTTCGGCTCTGGATTTATAAAGGTTGAGTCAACACCACCAGGCACAGGGTAACCAATTGTCAATCCTGATTCAGGAATTGGAAAATCATGTTTTCTTGATTGAACCCATACATCATATAACAGACCTTGAGCGGGATTTAAAAACAAATCAATATTCTTAGCATTCAATACTAATTTTTCGTTCTGTGTAAAATAATAGGCATTGTAATCCGCATTTCTTGAAACCCTTATCTTATCGTCATCAGCAAGCCAAGATTTGTTGTTATCCACAACATACCTCAACGTATAACCCAAATCCATGTATGGAAAATTTCTGAACCTATCGAAATATTTTTGTCCGTAGGTGAAAGGTTGAAGTTGAGTTTGTATATCAAAGTTTTGTCCCGTGAAAACATCTCCTGTTACAACAACGTCATCAGGACTTCTATGGTCTGGTGTTACCTCATACCACCCCGCACCTATTTCGAAGAAATAATTTTCAGTATCTACAGGTGCTTTTGGATACCCTTCCGCATCTATCGGGTAATCTTGTGGTGTAGTAAAAACCAGTTCATAACTTGATGAAGAGGTAAAGGCTGAAAATAATTGACCCCTAATTTTATAAGTTGCTCCAGGTAAATAAGTGGGGGTATCAACTGCATAAGTTCCTCCTGAAATTTGTGCATACTGAGCATTGAAGCTTTCTATATTAATTCTTTGGTCCGCAAGATAAATGTGCTCATTATATTCAATGAGAGATTGTGGTGCACCTATTAAACCTAAAAGAAATTCAATTGACCTCCTTGTTCCTTTGGATTTGAAAAGATATGCGGAGTTCAAAATCAAATTTCTATAAAAAGCATAATTAATTTCTGTTGGGGTGAGAGAACGAGCATATCCTGGATAAGTTGGATTTGGTGTTGTTCCAAAAATAGAATCCAAAAAGTCCTCATCTGTAATCGGAGAGAAGTTCGAACTCCAACCTAATGTTTGTGATAGATTAACCAAAAGTTGTGAAGGGATATCATTACCTGGATTGTAATTTACAGAGTTCATAAATGCTAAAGCATCTGCAAATTGTTTGATTTGGTCAAAACTTCTACCGTAAATTTGAAATATCTTTTCAGCTTTTCTACTTAACGTATCAAATTCTTTCAATGAATCTGAAACAAGAAATCTTGAAACCAGATTGGTTTTATAAGAGTCCAAATTTTCCGCAATCGATTGTAGTTCGGTCAAATAGTTATCAAACTCAATTCCTCTAATGAGCAAATTCCAACTTCCGTTTTTTGGCCAAGTTACTTGTTTGTATTCGGTATAAAATTGACCATCTACATTTTGTTGTGGTACTTGGAAAAAGGCAGTATATGGTGGAACAACTAATCTATTTGTCAAAAACTTTTCAACTTCATCGAAATTTTCTGTGAAAACTTTATCAACAATGTAATCATTTGGTCTAATCAGAAAATTTTGGGTTAGTGTTGTCGCTGTCGTTCCAAAAGGTGCACCCGAAACATAAAACCCCAATATCCCTGAGCTTAACGTATCTGAAGGTATAAATGATGATACTTGATAAATGTCATCATTGATATCAATACAATAATCCAAATACGAATTCGTCAAATTTCTGAGATATGACTGAACAATCTCTCTCGCTTCAATATTTGTTGTGGCACTTACAGAATAATCTATATCGAAAGGATTGATTAACCTATCAAGATTGACTTCGAAGAAAGTTTCATCTTCGATTTGGTCATATGAGATGTTAATCGCGGTTGCACCTGTTACCAACTCTAAGTTCGTAACAACAACTTCGAGTGCCGCTGGGAAATAATTGATGATTTTAGTAACAGAAACTTCAAATCTCTTTGCCAAAGAACCATAAAGAGAAAAATTGAGAACTTGTGAGACATCATAGTTAGGATAAACTCTGAAATTTGTTGCTTGTATCCTTCTCGACTCAAATATATCCTCAATATTTAAGTCTTCGAGTGATATCAATTCAGAAAAAGCACCGACATTGAACTTGCGGTTCACCTTCTCTGTCACATTACTTGTGAAATCAAAGGTTCCTAAAGTTAAACCCCCCGCATTAACAGTTTGCAAACCAACTATATTGTCAGAGAAGGTCCCAGCACCATTTCCAGGTCTCGGGGGATAAAAATATTTTGTTCTACTTGTCGCCATTAACTTGTTATTGAAGCAAAGTTCTTACTGAAATCAATATTTGTACCTCTACTTTGTCTAACCTCATAAAGAAGAGCGTTGAATTGGTCTCTAATTTCATACAAGTTGTATTGTCTGTAGATGTTATTTTCAGCATCATAGATAGTGTAAATTCCATCATCAATAGACTTGGTCTGATTACCATAAAGAGCAATTGCCAAGCTTGAAACGTCATATTCAACCATCTCAATTTCCAGTGTTACCGGATTGAAGAATGTATTTGAAATGATGATATCTTGGTCAGGTTGTCCAATGAAAGGTGTGGCATTTGGGTTATTGGTTGGAGATGAAGAAGGTGACAAGGTTAAGAAAAGTAAATTTGATGTTCCTTGAACATATCTATACCTTATTGCCTTTTGTGTTGTATTAACCTCATTTGTAACCACAGGTTCACAAAAAAATGACGAGGTCACAACTCTGAAGAAATTTGGGATTTTTGAACCATCAGGATTTAAATATTCAACTCTAAATCCAACAAGTCCTTGTTGAACAAAATTGTTTTGATATTGGGTAGGGACGTTTGCCAAATTAATGACAATTCCTTTAACGTTGGGAAGTGCACTTAACACACCACAATCTGTAATTACTGTTCTAATCTGTGCAGGTCTAATATACAAAGTATAAAATCCTAAGTTGTTGAACTGACCTGCGGGAAGTGTTAGATTATATAGTCCTCCCAAAACTTCAACACCATTATTTCCACCAGTCTCAGTATTATTGAAATAAGGTCTGAGAATTGTTGGAGCATCCAATCTTGTTAATACAAAATCATTAGTGACATCTCTTGATGGCGTATAAACCATCAGTATCTCCACATCTTGAGGGGACACATCACTTGGTCTAATTGTACCGTATGAACCTATAGCCATTTTATAGTTTTTTTATAAATAGTTAATTTAGTTTTTTCAAACTCCGTTTGTTTTATTTTCAACATTAAAGAACCCGTATCCATAATTTATCATATCACCCAAGTTGTCCACCTCTCCCAACCTCTGAACTCTCTCATAGGCACTGTTTTTACCCCTTTCCACAAAAACATCCGTCTGTATCTGTGGTTGGTCCATAACCTTAATTAATGTTTCGTTTTTTGTTATTGGAACAGCCGTTAGGTTTTGGTCTGTGAAACCTGAAGACTTTGCAAAAAACACAGTTGTACCATCTATGTAATCATAGTAATCAATACCTTGAACTGTGTATCCTGTATATGTAGAAGCTGTAACAAATATATTTCCCCAAACTTGAGCATTTTGAATGACAGGTGTAAACAGTTGAAATTTATTTGGACCATATAGTTGCAGTTCGTTAAGTCTTGATTTTGTCTCACCTGAAACCGTATAAGGAACTGTTGTATATCTATTACTCGTTTGTGCCGATACTTGATTAACTGCATCACCCGAAAAAATATAATTGTAACTTATCGGTGTACCAGACCAATTTCCACCTCTCGGTATAAAAAATGCGGTCCCATTTGGATTAGGAGCAACAATGTTTGTAAAAGGGGTGGTAATTTTCTTTTCTACAAGTGTTGTTCCCCAAGGGTTATCTTGTCTTAAGGTTATAGTATATTGATTGGACCCCGATGGATAAGTGTGTGAAATAAAGTTAGGGGAAAAATTGTTCACGATTTGTATGGGTGAACCGTCGCCCCATGTAATAGTATAAACAGATAAATCTAAAAATTTGGCAAAGTCGTTCGAGGTGTTATAAACGTAATAAGTGTAAGGTGAACCAGTTGTTGCTGAAAATAAAAAATTGGCAACCACATCTTTCTGTAAAACCGCACCATCGAACGGGTCGTAATAACCAGCATCTATCGCAGTTTGGGTTAAAAGAATTGGAACCGTCAGACCTGTCAATGTAGAAGTCCCACCCGTGCCCCCACTCAGGACTTGAGTCATGGCAGAATAAACACCAAACTCATTCCCCCTATAATTTACTTTCGATAGGTCTCCGAGAATGGTTTCGGGTGAAATAATAATATTGTAAAAATTACTATTCATCGTGGCGGATTAACATATTCATACCATTTTATCGGATTTGCCGGGTCACCAAGTCTAACACCATTTGTAGTGGTAATTGTATAAGTTTGTTTAGGATAATCTAAATTTAGTATGTAATAGAAGTTGGTTAGAGTATTGAAAGTAAATTCGGAATTTGGAAGTGAAGATTGGGGCTGATTCATCATTCTTATGAATGAACCTATTTCTGCATTATAAAATTTAGCTGTCATATAAAACTTTGTGATATCTAAAAAGTTCCTTTTTTTCAACCAATATATAAAAAATCCCTCCTTGTCTCCAACATAATCTAAAACAAACTTTGGTCTGTTTATTTGAACCACCTGTCTTTGCATTTGAACAGGCATTTTGAGACCTTGCTGAGTTGGAATAATTGTTGTCAAATAATTTATCTGTTGTTTTTCATCAGGCGAGTCATAAAAATCTAATTTGAAAAACGAGTTAGAAAAATTTCTATTGTAGTAAAATACATCTTGAGCCGAAAAACCCTCTGTCAAATAATTGATTGACCAATTGTTTATATTTGTCACTGATGTACCTGAGTGAAAATAAAATTCATAATTGACTTCAGTTCGATTGTTAAAGGTAGTAGAGGTATAGGGTTCGTTTGTAAATCTGCTCACTTCAAAATCTCTCCCGACACCAATAACTTGGGTTATGATGTCTTCCTCATACAAGTCTATACTTTGGTCAATACCATCATAATCCCATGACAATTCAATGGGGACATTAATAGTCTTGTCAACACCTTGCGTTCTCTCTATTGTAAACTTATTCACACTCATCTATTAAAGGCTTAATTGGGAAATTTATTCCTTGAATTGTACTATTATAATTAGCACCTTCAGGTATTAGTCTGAAAACTATATTCTCGAAAGGGTAGTGTGAACTATTCAAAAAAGGGTAGTCTACCCCGATAAAGTTCGAGTCTATAAAACCATATGTGTATAGGTCTCTCCATCTGAATTGTTGGTCAACTTGCGAGAAAAAAGAATATGTCGGAACATTGTCCACCTCACCGACATCAGCAGTTTCTACGTAGTCCGAAAAATTTCGCAAGGTCATTTTATTATGTGGTGCGTAATAATATCCGAAGTTTTGTGGTAAAGTGGTAAAGTTGTTTTTATTGAAAATAATTTTCTGATAATAAGTTGAAACCACCCTTTCTTGTTGTTCATAATCATTCCATTCACAAAAGTCTCCATCTATGATGTCTCCTATTTTCAATGATTTACTATATGCAAAAGTAAATTGAGTGGTTCCCTGTGTTTTTGTGTATTTTTCCAATCCTATAGATGTATCGGAGTCTACATTATTTTGGTTCCACCATTGGTTTGGATTTGGTGTGATATTGAATTCCCACCCTTGTTTTATTCCTATGTTCCTTGTTGGGTCAAAAAAGTATCCCGAATACCCTTTGAATATTATGGATAAAAATAATTCAGATACCGGCCTTTTTTGATTGTCAGTGACACCTGAAAAATCTATATCGTAAGCTGAACTTACACTGTAGGCATTACTACTTGTTTTTTTTGAAATCCTTGTAATTCGATTAGGAGTGAGAGAACTTAATTCAAGTTTTTGTTCTTCTAAAAAAACATTTTTTTCGAAACCTGCTTTAGTCATTAATAAGTCATCAGGTGTTGTTATTACTTTGTGTTGTCGTATATAATATTTTGATAGTGTCTCGACAGGATTATCAGGGTTAATCATTCTTTTGAATGTACCCACTTTTCCTGTGTCAAAGGTGGTTCCAATGAATCCATAATTATACACATTGAAAATGTTTGACTCAGAACCTGTTTGTCCATTACCTAAAGAGAAGACCTCAAACAAATCATTATTTCGATATTTGAAAGAGAGCTTCACATATTCTCCAGGGGTTAAACCGTGGGGAGCAACGCAAACAAATTGAATAACATTATTTCCTTGAAACTGAATATTGTTTATTGTAAATGGTATTCCGTCCTTAGCAACCCACGTGTTAATTGCACATAGTGTAGTACTTAAAACTTTATTTTCATCATTTTGACTAGCATATGTAAGGTAATAAGACCAATTGTAGGTGTAAGCGCTTTTTGCAAAATAATCAACGTGTTGGTCTGAAATATTAGGTCTGAAAAAATCGAATTCATAATATTGTGGAAACCCTTTCCATACTCCACTTGTAACAGACTCTACTTCATTTACGTAATAAAGATTGTATTGAAAAGGTATATAATTAGTAGAACCTGTTATTGTGTTCCCATATAGATAAATTACTTTGAATGTTGGTCTATATATTGTGCATGCTTGTCTTTCATCATCATAAACTTGTTCCAAACTAATCGTAGAACTTCTATCGTACTCCGTTATGACTTGTTGTTTAGCTTCGAGACTAATTTGGATAGATTGGTCTACAGTAGGTGCCTCAGGAAATTGTATCTCGCTCGGTATAATTTTAAAATTATTCATTCGGGAGATATTTTTGTTTGAATTTATCTAAAGCAGAAGCTCCTTTTGTTACACCGAAATAAAAATGAAATGGAGCACCAACCATAAACTTATCTTTCATACCAGGAAACTTCAATCCACTGTAAAGTCCTTGAGAATTTTTATTGAAGATATAACCTCTTTGATTTACATCCAGTGTTGTATCAGATGGCACAAAATAATTTGGTGTGGTCAAGTTTCTTCTGTTCAATGATTGATAAGGTGAACTCACAATATCAGAAATTGAAGTCGCCCAATTATTAAATTCACTACCAAAAATAGTTTGAGAAACAGACCCTTGAGTTAATTGCCATTGATAGAAAGGAACTTGTTGTGATTTTATTCCATAATTGAAAACTACTGCGGTAACATTAGGGTCAAATCTAAAATTGATTAACCCTGGTGTAAGAAAATCTTTTGTTTGTAAATTTTCTGTTGTTGAAGAATAAAACACACCTATCGTAGGATTATCCTGTCCCTGAGTATAAACATAAACAGCATTATTTGGATTATTATTTGAGAACGGATAATATTCGGGACTAAAAGGAACTAATCCTATTTCCGAGTTGATAGAAAAAAGTTGTGCTAAGTCCGCATCCAATCTACTTTTTGGGTTGAACAATGGGCTTGTTGGTCTACCGTTTCTTGTGAATAATGAATTTACGGAATTATCTCTAGCATTTAACATCTGTTGTAAAAAAGTCTTATTAAGAATTCTTGAAATAACAAAAAGATTTACCAAATCAGATGTGTCAGAATAACTAGTGTTACTCAAATTGTTCATTACGTAAGCATTGGTCGAGGGTTCAAAAATTATTTCATCATAAAAGAAATCTTTCATTCCCAAATTCATTATTGTTGTTGGAAAAAGAAGATTTCTATCATTCAATGAAAACTGCGGTGCACTCATGTCCGCCGGCCTTCCAATAAATCTACCTACAGTTGTTGTTCCTGACCAAGGGCTACTTCTGAAATAAAAATTATTTGTATTTGAATCAAAATATGTGAGTTTATTGGGATAATTTGGTGGGAGAGCTTTGTTGTTCGAATCGAAAGTAATGTCGACTTGGATTGGGAACATAAATAATGAACCGTTAACCCAATTGTTTGTGAATGTTTGACTTAGAACCCCTCTACATAATCCATAAAAAAATCTAAATCTGTATGCCCATTCATTAAAATTTCGAATGTCTTTTCCTATATCTCGTATTCTTCTTTTTACAAAAGTATAACATCCTCTCTCCACTTGGTCTAATTCCGAACAGTTCAAATTTACCGTAAAACCAGTACCCGTTCCATCGTAACAAGACAGACTAACCATGTTTTCACAGGTGAAGGTACTGAATACATTAGTTTCACCATACTGACCCGCAATATCTTCAGTAGGTTGTTGTGCCCCTGTGCTTACCACAGTGTTTTCAATATTCTCCGCAGACCCACTCTCATCGGAGATTAAATATATTCCAAAATTCAAATTTTGTTGTAGTAAAGACGGATTAACTTTCCAGCTTGAACCATCCAATTGGTCAGAACTTGGGAGTCTATCAGTTCTAAACACATTTCTTGTGTTTGTTTGAATATTCATTGGTGTTGCGCTGAATGTTGGGTAATATGTATAAGTCAAGTTGAACATCCCAACTTCATCAGGTTCATACCCATCACATTTACCAACAAAAGCAGCACCTCCAGATAAATCTTCTGTTGCACCATAGAAAGCTGAGGGTTCATCAAAAGTATAACTTGCAATTCGGTTACTCAATGTTCCGTTGAATATATTACCTGTAGCAGGGCTGGAGATAATTGCATTTTGGAAGTTAGTACCTAAATTTACAACTTGTAAATACCCACGAGCAAAAGGGGAACCGTAAAGTTGATTAGGGTTATATGTACGTACAATTTGTGATGCATCTAAGGATGAGTAGTATCCAACTTGTGATGTGGTAAATGCAGACCACTGTGTGCCGACAGTAGTTGAACCATTAATTCCTCCTCGGAAAAAGTGGGACGGGTAAAAAATTTCGTTCTGACCATTAACTGTAAATGGTTGAACGGTCATAGTTGTGGTTTCCAATTTTTGAATTGGAATGTTCAGTTTTGTACTTGCAGTTATTATTAAATTTGAATCAGACCCCATGTTTTTTCCAAACAAAACGTTTAGGTCATACTTGTTATTATATTTTGGTGAATATGGGTCAACACCCCTTTGTAAGATTACCAAGTATTGTTTATCAAAATCTTCAAAAAGAGTAGATACTTGATATTCAGGACTTACTGTTGGTGGTCCCCAACCTAAACCTATAATATTTCCAATACTTTCTTTTGTATTCAAAATGAATCTAGTTTTGGAGGTCAAAACATCTGGAAGAGTTTCGGGTGGGAATGAAGTAGGAAAATATTGAGAGGCTTCTGCCATGGTCATAGCCGTTACAACCTGAAAATATTCAACATCTGAAGCGAATTTATAAATGTCGTTTGTGGAACCATATCCTAGCCGATAAGTAGAACTTCTCTCAGCTCTTGGGTTGTCAGGGTCTGCATATTTTACTTCATAAGTTGATGCTCCAACATTAAGAGGAGTTCCTGTGATACCAAAAAATGCACTACTTTGGTTTCCAAAATACTTGTAATTTACATCTTGTGAATCAACTGGATTTACAAAGGTGAGAAGTTGTCCAGTTTCAAATTTTTCTTGACAAGAAATACATAAAGTATTATCCAAGTGAAATGAAGTATTTCCTGTAAAATCAAAAGTAACTTTAATTCTATTTTTATTAGTAAAATATTTTTGTCTTAGATTAAACAAATTAAATCTTTCACCGTAGGGTAGATAATTTGTAAAAATATATCCTGGCCTAAGGTTATCTCTTTGATTATGAATGAATGCTTCAAATGATTGTGGTGTTTTATATGTTTGAACTTCCAATAACCTATCAATGGTTCTTCCTCTTTGTGAGCTAGGATTTCCCGCGAAAACAGAACTTAACATAAATTCAAGAATATCGAAGTCATCAGGGTTTACATTCGAGGGTTCTAAAATATTACTGTAAATAAGTGAACCATAATTCCAATTACCTGAGTAATATGAAAGAATACTATAACCAACAGAGATATTATTTGAACCCTCATCTCTTGTTGTACATGGACATCCTTCACAATCAGGATATGTTATTGCAGGTAGGGTTAATACCTTAACCGTTTTACCCTGTAATAATCTACCTAAAAGGGTAGCAACAATTGCAAATGCTAATGTTTTACCGAAAGACGCCAGGTAAGACCAACCCTGAGCAAGTGCTTGTGCTGCCTGTAATTTTAAAGCGAAGGCCACCAAAGCATTTTGAACGGCATTTATGTCCACCCTCGCCGGCGCAATAGCCGCCTGAAATTCCAAATTACCGGCCTGAACGAAACTTATGATTGCTAAAGTTAAATAAAGACCAGCTACTGTAAAAAGAAATGCTTGAAGTAAACCCTTCGTTTCATTTAAAAAATCCCATAAACCTAAAATGAAATGTATTGCAACAATAAGTGGTGCGGATATTAATTGAAAAATTTGCAATATAATTGATACTATAAAATAGAGTAAATCAAAATTCCTAAATCCTTCGTTTACAGGGAATTTATTTACAGTATCCGCACAAGAATTATCGTCAATTTCTTTAATACCAATAAATCTACTTCTTCCACCAAATTTGAATTGGTCTATTAATGAAGAAGGGGTATAAACTCGATTGTATTCAAATTGATAAAAAGTGTCCTGACAATTTATAATTTCATCTATTCTTGAACTTGCTTCCTGTGTTGAAAAACCATTTGTATACCCTGACCAATCTAAACCAAAATAATATGAACTTCCTAATCTAGCTCTTGCCGATGTGCTGAAGCCCAAATTTGGGTCGTTAGAAGGACTTGTCCATCCATATTCTTTAACATTAGGTAATAAATAATATGGTCTTCTAACCCCATCCGTTAACGTCGCGGCTTGTGTCCACTTAATTTTAAATCTATATTTGGCTTTGGTTGGAATTCCGATAGTTGGGTCATAAGATATCACTTTTTCTCCAAATTCATTTGTAATGAAATAATCCAAATTCATTGGAAGTTCCAATAACCATGAACCATTCTCGTCTATGACATTTCCGTTCTGTTCTATTTGGTATTGCTCTAATATTGGATTTCCGCTTATATCCAAATTTATGTTTTGTCTTATCGCCAATATTTGACCGGTGCCTGTCTCTAAACTACACAAGTTTCCAAAATTATCTTTCGGCCTTTGCCCCAAAATAGTCAAATTTGTAAAAGGTAACTTGAAATCTGGTCTCACTCTCATTGAGTCCGAAGTAGAATATATCGACCCCATGAAAACAGAGGTGGGTTGAATATCAATATTTGCTTCATCCCTCAAATCAAAATCAACCCTGTTAATTGCAATCTGACAAATTGATGGTTCACCCCAAAGTGGAGAAATCTCAACAGATTTCGAAAGACTTACAATCTGCGGTAAAGAATTTAAATCAGTGGATGTTCTAAATCTATTTCCAGCAACTTGAGCTTCTGTTGCCCTTCCCATTCTAATCAAATCTTGAGGTGTTACAGAGAACTCTCCGATATCAGAAAGGTCGACATCCATAACTACAGTTTGTTCTCCAAGAGGAACACCCATAATCATATAGTCACCACTATCATTAGTTTTGGCTGTGAACTTATAATATTTTTCGTAAATTTCGAAAGCGGTATTTCCTGTTAATACATCAAGTCTTGTAGGAAGGGTTCCTGTTGCTGCGTGAACGGAATAAGATTTTTCGTAAGGTAATAAATTGTATCTATAACCATCTTCGTTTTTATCCTCAGGTGATTTGTATGGATAGATGGAAGAAATTACAGGGTTGGATTCATCAATTGCTTCTATTGGAATAAAGATTGAAACTCTGGCGTTTGGTAGACCCAATCCATTGTTTGCTGTAACACGACCTACAATCACACCATACTCACTACAAGCTCTTAGATAGATGTCTGTTTGATTTAATTTCAACGACAATATTTCCAAAAACTCAAACTCTTGGTCAAGTTCTACGTTGATTGATTTGGTGATGCCAAGTTCCGTTCTAATCCTATATGATTGACCCATCCAATACTTTTAAAATAAATAGTTATTGTGTAATTTTGTAAAAACACACAATCAAAGTATAGGGATATTAACCCCAAAATAAATTGATTAAGAGAAGGTAATAGATTGGAAGTTCTTAACTGAAACTCTAATATCTTTATTCGGAAATCTTATCTGATAAATTTGGTTAGGTTGAGCAAATATTGTATCATCAACAGGTCCAACTTGTTTGAGTTCAGGGTCAGAATATTCCATAGAAGTCTCTGCGGATGAATATTGTCCGCCTACCTCATTGAAGACATCGATACTTGCAACAGTCAATACTCCGTTTGTATTTTGAATTATACTTCTTAGTTCTGAAAGATATACGTTTTGTCCAAGTTCTCTTGTTTGAGGATTAAAATAAGCAGATATTTTGTCGATTACGTTGGTAATAACTTGACCTGAGTTTTGAGCCGAGTCTAAAACTATTGAAACATCAACACTCAAATCAATAACCTCAGCACTGAAAATCGAAATATAGTCATTCATCATTCTGTAGTTTGACAAGTAGTTTGCAATATTTTGTTTCAAGGTATTTGAAACAATGTTAGTCAATCTTCCTGATGTATCGTATGAAAGAATTTGAACTAGTATTTTATTGTCGTTTTCGGTTATCGCCACTTTTGCTGGTGCTCCAAACTGAGCTGGCATCGTTCTGATTATTGACTCATAGTCTGAAACTGTGACTGCTCTTTTTTGTGCTGCGAAGTTAAATGAAACATAGTTTCTTACTTCGTCAATCGTTGGCATGTTTGCACCACCAATTGCTGCTGTAACGTTATTACATCTCAACGAATTAACCACTGCGGTGTTTGTATTGTCTGATGGGCCATTTACAAAAAATGATACAGTCCCAACTTGATTAATTACATTTGTTCCCATGTTTGTGTTAAGTCCACCCCCAACTCTATATTGAATAAACAAAGTAGAGTTAGGTCTAAGTGCTGAACCTAAAGAAAGATTGTTGGTATACTTTTGTAAATCCAATGTTGCACCTAAAGTTGTAAATTGGTCTAAGGCATCTTGCGCTGTATTTGTACCTCCACCGAACGTTAACTTCTTGAAACCCTCTGAAGTAAACTCTGATATAAATCTATTTTGAGTTTGAATGTATCTACCAACTTTTATACCGGGTTGGTCAGAAACTTTTGTTGGGTCTTCTACAAATATTCTATCTTCCGCTAATGCATCAACTTCATACCATCTATCTTGTAAACCTAAAAATTCTGCAGTGCTCGGTAAGTTAGTAAACTGAGTTCCATTTTTCAATAACACACTTGTGATACCTAAAACATTTTTTTCAGGTAAAAACAATTCAAAGAATGGTCTAACATCATTTGGTGTGATTACTCTTTTGAACACTTTTGTTATTCCGTTTACTACAACTTCTCTTTTTGTTATTGTGTAATTGATTAAAACTCCATTAGCATTGAAATTTGGTATTTTCAATCTATTAGGGAAACCTTGAGAATTATATGGGGAAGCGAAATCAATATCTTCCACGTTTTCAAAAACTATACCCGCACCGATTACTTGTGAACCTCTTAGTAAGGTTCCAAGATATCTTTCATCTTCTTTATCTCCGAAGGCTGGAACGGTGATTGAAAAATCAACAAGAGCCACAGATGGTCTCATTCCAGGTATTTTCAAACCATAAGTTCTAGCTATATTGTAGATTGAAGACTTTTGTTGAGCATATTGTAATACTGTCTCTTGTAAACTTCTATCAATATGAAAATTAAGATTGTCAGCTACAGCAGCGTTTAAATCAAGAAATACTGAAAATACTGAGGCGTCATTAAAATCTTGAATAAGTTCGGGATAATAAGTTCTTACATAATTTTGTAACTCAACTCTAATTGCCGCGAAGTCTCTTGTAGCGTATGATATATTTCTATCTGCCATTTCTTTTAAATATTGATTATTACAAAATCACTCTGTGCAAAGGTTTGTGCATTGACTGAATAATCTATTTTTATTTTTGCCGTATATTCTCCTGTACCTTTCCCAGGTACTCTATAAATGTCCGTAAGTCTTGGGTCACTTGAAATGGGTTGTTCATTAATACTATTAACCTCAACAGATTGGTCTGCGGGTTCAATAGTTATTTGATTTACAAGGAGATTTGGCATAAATTGATTTATTGAATCACGTATGTCTGACTCAATTGCTTGGAAGGTCAACCCGTCATTAGGTTCAAATATGAACTCATAAAGTCTTGTTCCAAATTCAGGTAAATAATATCTTGAACCCTTTCTAGTTAGAAGTAGAAAAATCAAATCTGCCCTGATTTGTTGTGATTCAAATTCTGTCAGTCTAAGATAATCACCTCTAAGTGAATCCTCAAAAGGAAATTTCAAACCATAAGTAACACCTTCTGCCATAAACATAAATATACTACGGTGTTTTTTTAATTAAAGTTGTATTCCCTTTAATTGCTTTCCGTTCAAATGGACAATGTCTACATCCTGAACCGCAACAGTATCCCCTACTCAAATGATAAGATTCGGTCATAACTTTTCGTCCATTCTCCATGTAAAAATCAGAAGGGAGAAGTTTTGACTTCTCCCTTTGACTATCGTTTTTACTTTCTTTCATTAAACAAATTTTACTTCACAAGCGCCACCAGCACATGCCGCTTCACCACTCAAATCTGTATTGTCGTCAATTTCAACGATTTTGGATAAATCAACGTCCTTAAGTGTTGCCATTAATTCGTCATACTTTTCTTTGGTACAATCTTCGAACGGTGCTTGAATATAAGTTCCACCATCATAAGGTAGTACAGAAAGACCATTATAATACTCTTTGTTTTCCCACATCCACTCACCTACTGCAGGCCATTCGTGTTCACGAATTGAAACTGTTGCAGATACGTTGTGAGCGTTTGAGCCACTTCTATGACCAGGTTTAATCCATTCTTGTTGTACCTTTTTAACTCTCTCTAAAAGTTGAATTGGTGATTCGTTTCTTAGAATTGAACCCTCTGGTGATTTTTGTGGAATACCAATAACCGCAGTGTCGTGTGGTCTGAAGTATTCGTCTTCTACTAATTCAGGATGATTACTCTTAAGATGACTGTAAATTGCTTCGTTCTTACCAACTCTCACTCTTCTGATATAGTAATCGTTGTGCCAAGCGTGAATACCTGATGAAGTTCCAAGGGTAAGAGATGTTGTTCCCGCTGGTTTAACTGTTGTTGTTCTAGCTGCAGGATTTATTCCAATTATTTCAGCAACTCTTTTGTTTTCTTCTTTTACTACTTTAGCAGCTGATTTCATGTTCAATCCTAAGACCGCACCTGAACCAATACCTGTCATTGAAATTCCAATCAATGCGTCTTTTTCAGTTGTTCTTTGCCAAATTGGTCTGAGGTAGTGAAAATCAGTATAACCTGCTTGAAGTGTCCCGATGAATGTTGCAGCTTTAACTCTATCCTCATAGTCTTCTTGTGATACAACATTGGATACATTCACCTCCGTAAGATTACAGAATTGGAATGGACGAAGTGCAATTTCACAACATGGGTTAGTTCCCCAATCTTTATCGTTACTCAAATAAATTCCTGGTTCACCAGCACCACTCGCTTCAATTCTTTTCCAAAGGTCCATAAAGTAATCCTTTGTAATCTTGTGTCTCATAAGAACGGCCGAGTTATTAGCCCTACCCCTTTGTGGGTTGTGTTCCCACCATTGACCACTTTTACAACCAATCATTTCTTCATCTGTTGCTGAGAACAAAGAAATCAAAGCCGCTCTTCTGATACCACCCGCAAGAACCGCATCCGCAATATGGCAAACCATATCATGAACTTCAATTGGTCTGAGTTTGTCACCGTCTTGTTTTGCATCTAAAATACCTTCTAATTTGATAAGACACTCTTTGAGAGGTTGAGGACCGGGTGCTTTACCACCTGAGGTAACAAGTCTCGCACCTTTTGGTCTGATATCACTGAAATCGAATTCGATGTGTGAACCACCAAAGAAGTAAGTTTTAACCAAAACTTTAATTGCATCTGCCCATCCCTCGATAGAATCCGCAACCAACCATCTTCTACCTCTTTCTTTACTTGGTTTTCTAATTTCGGGTAATGCGTCTACGTGATGTTTTTGAACAGAATATCCCACACCTGTTCCACCTAACAATAGAAACATAATTTCAGAAAAAACTCTCCAATCATCAACAGGTGCATATGCACAGTTATAAATTCTGTTTGGTGAAATTTCAATTGGTTTTCCTGCAAACTGCATTGACCTCATTGATGGAAGAACTTGTTTCTTGTAAACATACATGTAATTCTCTCTGATTTCATTTTCTAATTGTGGAAACTTTTTGATATGCATCTCCATGTTTCTTGTGACAAGCTCTTGCCACGTCTCTCTTCTCTTCAACTCAGGGATATACTTTGCATACTTCATATACACTGTAATCTCTGATAAAATTCTGTTCGAAATGTCCATTTTTGTAATTTTTTTGTAGAATATTTTTATTAAAAAAATCGGTGATTTTCTTATTAAATATCGGGTCGTGTACTAATCGACCACAAATTTAATTAAAAAAAAATAAGTTTTTTTTGAAAAAAGTAGATATTTAATTACACGTTGTTTTGAGTATTTTCACGAGCCTTTCTTTTTTCAAGTAGCTCTCTAACTCTATCTCTTTTTTTCTCTTCTTGTTGTTCTTCAAATCCAAGGAATGTTACTGAGGATTCTGTATCTATCTCAAGGAGTTCATTATTGAATTTACAATTTTCAAATACAACTCCGTCTTTACCCAAACGGGATTTTGTGATGGCTATAGTTGCTAAGTTCAACTCTTTTTGTTGAAGTGTTTTTGCTACTGTAATGATTACGTGTCCGACTTGCGCTTTCTTAATTGAACCGCCCATTTGGTCAGTAGTTACAACTTCAGAGGAAATTGAACTTCTGTTACCTTGAGTTGCAGTCCAACCGACAAGATTTAATTCATGACACATGGCTTCAAATGCTCTCATTACAGAACCCTCAGCTTTCCACTCGTCTTTTGCAGATTGTTCAGGTAGAACACAATCAATGTAGTCCAACAAAATCAAATCGATTTTAGTTCCGTCAGCTATCATCTTTCTAACTTGATTTTTGATTTGGTTCATTGTCACCGAATCAGAGGCAAGTTTCTTCAAGACAAGTTTGTTTTTCATCGTCTCTTGTATCTCGACAATTTTGGACATTACCTCTTCTTTATGATTAGCTAACTCGTCGGGTGCAATACCAGTCCAAATCGTGAAGTGTTTTCTTTGAACTATTTTCGGATTGTCCTCAAAGAAAATTTGAAGAACATTATATCCCATATTGAAAGCGGTGTTGGCAATCTTGGTTAAAATTGTGGTCTTACCAACACCTGTGGGTGCAAGTATGACCCCAATTTCACCTTTGGCTAATCCACCCTTTAATAGTTTGTCAATACCAGCAACTCCCATAGGAATTGGGTGTCTATAGTCTTCTTCCAATACTGTTTCCAAACCCGTAAAGATATCAGAGACATTTTTCTCAACTTCTCCCACCTGTAAAGCTTCACGGACTAAACCTTCCACTTTATCGTAAGACTCAAAGTCACCCTCTGTGATAATTTTTTGGGCTTTGTCCATAGCCTTCTGAAGCTCTTGTTGTTTACAAAACTTGAGTGCTTTTTCTTGGACAAACTGTGAACCTTCGAATGGTGCGTCTTTGACTTGTTTGAGTGTGTCGAGAACTATCTTTGCAACAAATTCTTGTGTAACTTCGGCTCTGATAAGTTGTTCCAAAGTTTCAAAATTCGGAGTAGCCTCAAACTTTTTATAATACTCTTTGATTAATTGAATAATAATTTTGAAATACTTGTTATCGAAGTAAGAACTCTCAATAACATCCATAATGGATGAAGCGAAGTCTTTATCTTCTATAATTTGGTTCAGTAATTGTATCTGAAATGTGTTGCCTAAGTAGTCAAAATTCTTATTCATAACTCCGAAATATATCCCCTCTATTTATTAAATATTAGTCCCTCAAATCAAATTCGCAGTATTGATAATTTAATTCTTCAGATGAAAAAATGTCAGTCAAACTTTTCAAAACATCTTTCAAATATGGTCTTACGTCCACCGTATAACGAACTTTCGGAGGAAAAATTTTACCATCAAAAATTCTATGACAAATTGTCTGGTCTCCCACTTTAACATAAATGTTGAATACTTCAGGTCCATCAGTGAAAGAAGTTTCCATGATTTTTGAGTCATGTTTGATTGCTTCCATGTTGTCCATCATATAAACAACCGTTTTCATTTTGAGGTAGTAGTGAAGCTCATCTTTAAGGTCTTTGATAAACTCATAAAACTCAATTGAGCTTTTCGCATCAGGATTGTAACCTTTAACATTGAAGTATCTTTGTACTACAATGTTTTCGTTGAGAGTCAAAAGAAACTCCATCTTGGTGATTTCTTGTTCTTTCATGTTTTTCATTTGTTTTTAGTGTTTCGTTTTTCTTAAAATTTAAATAAATTGTCTGTTTCTTTTATTCCCAATTCTTCATCTCTGTAGAAGATAACTGTGTGTTTGTCTTTCACTTCTTCATCGGTGAAATAATAAAGTGCCAACGAATATCTTGACACGTCATCAGGAGTGTTTAATGGTATTGGATGTCCGTGAGGTGCATCTTCAATAGAAAAGATAACCGCTCTGTTGAATATAGGTTCGACCTCAATTTCTTTCTTCCAAGGGTTCCCACCCCATAACTCCAAGTTACCACCCCATTCTTTCTCCCAATTTTCATTTAAATAAAGTAGTACGTTTAAGTTACGTTTCCATTTTTGACCAGGGTGTTGGTTATAATCAATGTGGATGGATAACTTACCCCCTTTATTTATTTTATGTATTCCCCCTCCCAACATTATAGGGTCTCTATATAATTTTTCAAACCCTGTTAGATTTTCTAAAAATTTAATAAATGGTTTAGAGTTCATATAATCTGTAACCATATTAGTAATTGGAAGATTCTGTTTAAATTCTTCCATATCCGTAATCCCTGACGGATAATATAGTTTGTTTTTTTGAAATTCTTCAACCCATTCCTCTTCGTTAGAAAACCATTTTTTGTGTTTTTTAATTTCTTCTAAACAACTTTTTAGTAAAAACTCGGGTAGAAAATTATCAATCACAATATACGGAAAAGGTTTTGCATTTCTATATTGGACTTTTAGTTTGTCTGATAAAGTGTAGTCTATCATTTCTTTCGTTTTTCTTTTCTTGTTAATTTCATAAATGGTCTTAGGAAGTTTACCCAAGCTTCATCGTTTTTTGGAAGATATTTGAAGAGACCATCTTCCATCATAAGTCTCATTAGGTTTTTGTATCCTCTGTCTGTAGGGTCAATTGTGTCTGTGTATATTTGTTCGACAAGTTCTTTACCTTCATCGGTAATAAGTGGATTCCCAAGGTCTACAATCTTCATGTTTGTGTTGTAGAACTCCTCACCAAGTATACCATTTTTTGTCTTACCAGTCAAAATATTCTCAAGGGCTTTTGGTTTTTTCTTTTGCTCGTTATTTCGTGCAATATCGAGTAATTCGTCCATAGTACAAGGTATTTCCTGCAAAACAGGGAAGAATTTTAATAAAGTTTTTTCCCCTAATCCTTCAATACCATCGATATTGTCGGACTTGTCTCCTGTGAAAACTTTGGTAAGTAAAACGTTATAATGTGGTATCTCAACTTTGTTGATTGTTATCATATCCCCATTCTTAAAGTATTGTTTTGAGATTGGAGAATATATGGTAACTCTTTCAGATATGAGTTGAGTTAAGTCTTTGTCTGCTGAGAAGATTATTATGTCCTCATCTTTTGCGACTTTACAGTAGTGAGCAATTAAATCATCAGCCTCGTTGTTAATCATCTCAACTTGGCGTACGAATATCTCCTCGAGGTATTGTTTAACTCGAGATTTTTGTTGGAGGTATGACTCGTACTTGTACTCGTTCATATCCTGCCTTCTATTCGCCTTATATTGTGGGTATAAAGATTTTCTTATTGATGAGTTTGAGTCGCCGTCCCAAAATACAACCACTTTATCGTGATTGTGCTCCTCCAAGAATCGTCTAAGTGTATTGATGAAGTGATATACTCCACCTATGTGAGAACCGTCCGTAAAAAGGTCCTTAACCCCGTGAAATCCTATTTTAAATAAATTGTCTCCGTCGACAAGTAGTGTTTTTGTCACAAACCTCTTTTAAGGGTTACTCAATCTTCTTTTTCTTCTGTCAATGTAAAATCGCCTTCAGCACCTATAATATCTTTCCAATAATCAGCATATTCTTTTTTATATGCCTCAATAGAAGTTTTTTCCTCTGCAGAATCTTTACCCGCCAAAAATCCGTGTGGTGTTACAATAATTCTTCCATCATCATATCCAAGCCCATTGATATGGTTTTTCATCACTGAAATTTTACTTCTGACTGCAAACTTTACAGTTCTTTTGTCTTTGGTGGCAGTAATCTTTGTTGTACCAGCACCTTTTTGATTTCCAAACAAAAATACAAGGGATGAGTTCAACCAAACGGATTCTCCACCCTTCGCTTTGATTTTTGGTTGTCCAAATGGATTATCAGGAAGTTCGACCCACGGTTGATTGATTATAATAAGTGTGTTTTCGTAGTCGGTATCTGCTTTTCTAGAACCTGAAATTCTTTGATTAATTCCCATACCAATCTTATCTGACAGAACTGAAGCGTTGTGTTGTTTACCACCTTTACCTTCATATGTCATCTTACATGGTACAGAACCAACAGAGTCCCAAATAAAACAAAGACTATAATTCAATTCCCCTTTTTCCTGAGCATCCAAAAGTTGATTTATATAGTCTGTAATTTGTTCGATATAACTAAAGTTATTGTTGAATAAGAAAAACCCATCCCAATCCATTTCTCCTGTCTCGGTATCTACTACTTCCTCACATTGGAAACCCATAAGTTTTGCGTGGTCAAAACTCCACTTTTGTTCGGTAATGATGAAGACTGGAAGAATTTCTTTCCTTTGAGCATCCACTGCGGCTTTGATTGCTGCAGTTGTTTTACCTGTGTCGGAGTGACCAAGGAACATATTAATGTGTCCAATCGCTGGCCCAGGAAGTCCAACTGCATCTAAAAAGTCTTGACCTAAATCAAGGAACCTTTGAGGTTTATATTTTGCAGAAGTGGAAAACTTCTTTTTTAAATTACTAAAATCGTTTTTCTTAATTGCCATAGTTAAAAGTCTAAGTCGTAATCAATGAAATCAAGTAGGTCGTCTTCGGGGTAAAAATCTTCCCAAGTTCCATTGTTGTTAATATAAAATCCCCCACCATTACCATCTTCCCATTTTCTCAAATGATAAACTTTTCCATCTCCATCTTCCAATTTAAATTCGAAGGTAACTGCTTCGTAGATTTTTTTTGGTTGTTCTTGTACTTTGAAACTCATAAAATAAAATTAAGGGCGGTTCATCACCGCCCTTGGTTATAAATTAGAATGGTAAATCTTCATCAGCTGCTGCGTCTGCTTGTGGGTCTACGGTTTTTGAAGGTTTACTTCCACCCATAGAGGTTTCAGAAACTTCATCGTCACCATAAACATATCCACCTTTTTCGTTATCCCACTTAGGTGTTTTACCCTCAGCGATTGCTTCTAAGTACTCAACAGGTTTTTTACTGTAAACATCAGTCCAACTCAATTCATCTGATAACCACTCTTTCGCTTGGTCTGCGTCTGCAGAAACGGGAGATGGGTCATCATACATAATAGCTGAAACTGTAGTGTATTCCTTACCTTTTGGAGTTTTAGATTTAGCAAGTTCAATAATAAGGTCACGACCTTTCTCTGCATCCGTGATATCACCTTTGTTTCTCCAAATTGGAATAATTTTGTCTAAGATACCTTCGTTTTTGTAGTTGTGTTTAAATCTCCAAAACTTTGGTCCGTCCGTTTCGTTATCTCTATCGATAACTTTCACGATGTAGAACTTGCGTGACTTGTACTGTTTTGCCAACTCTTTATCGGATTCTTTTCCTGTTGACATCAACTCTTCGTAAACCTCATTCAAAGGTGAACGTTCGTTGTCATTT